ATACCTCATGTCAGCATCTATCTCCGTTGCACCTTCTAATTGTGATGCGGTACCATTTTCTCTCCATACATTTAATACTACTCCACTATCTACGTTGACAGTCTCTGGAGATCCATCTAGCGTAGCAGTAGTTGCAAATAAATGTGCAGATTCTGGACGTATTTGAATAATACGGTTAGTAACTTCCTTTACTCCATCTACTAAAAATTGAGTCAACTCTCCAGTTGTGGGCGTAGTACCCACAGATAATTGTGTTAATCCCTCTACTTGTGCTTGGAATGTTGACAAATTCTTTCCTTTATTTAGACTTCACCCACCCCCAAGACAGACAGGAGCTACTCAGAGGTGGGATCCATCATTTTAGTTAAACAGATTATTCAGTATTTGCTGAATACAACGGCAAGTAATATGTAACACCATTTACTGTGATAGGTATAACCTTCGCAGCAACTGAGTCAGCATGACCTGCAGAATTAGTATCACCAGATTCTGCGGCAGCAATATTATCACTTGCACTAGCAAGAGCATCAAGGATATTATCTGCTTTATTTTGTCCATACATTGGATTAGCCATTATTCATACCCCCTTAACCTTGTTTCCACACAGCATGGCATTCAGGCATACTGAATTCCATACCAGCTTCAGTTAATATTAGATCAACCCTACGGTCAATACCACTATTTTCAAGTGTTTGCACACCTACATAAATAGAAGTATCACGATCTACACCATTTCCGACCAGCGGACGATACTTAACATACTTCATATTACAAGCAAGGATTTTCACATTTGAACCATCCAGGTGAATATTACGTACGATATTAAGATCTCCATAAACAGTGTTGATAACACTAACACCAAGACCGAGTACATTTTTCTTACCAGATACACTGATATCAGATTGATAAACGCTTGGATTAAGAGCTGCACCTGAACCAGCGTACACCTTACCAACGTTTAGATTCTGAAGTGCATACCCACCAAGCTTATGTAGCCAGTTGTATACATCTGTTGAACAGAAGAATACAGTAGCATTACCGCTATTATAACGTGGATCTAAGAAATTAGACATATCGTCTAAGAAGTCATCTTGACTCTTTGCAGTAGTCCAAGTAAATACATTACCCTGACTTAAGCAGAAATCAACAGCACCTTGAGTGTATTGAATACCACCATAAGAAGCCTGTGATCCGAAAAGTAAGCTTTGTTCGATATCCCATTTATGTTCAATCAGCTTTTCTTTCCATACACGAGCCCATTCACTAGAGTCATACTTCAAAGACGTTGCACGAGCAGTATTAGTCATTGCCATGCTTGTCTTCCAGATCTGAGTATATCCAAATCCAGTTGAGAAAGGCTGGTCTTTCCATGTTTCAGGATAACCAGAACCTTCAGCATGTGCAGTACCCACTACATAGCACCTTGCACGTTCTAATCCAGTAGCAAGATCATATGTAGCATGTACAGCAGTTGTATTTGCAGAACCATCAAGAGCTTCGTTTGCTGTTAAAGCAGCACCCCAACCTGCAAAATCAACTGCAGTTACACTTTTTGCACGTACAATAGTCATTTTCACATTCACACATAATGCATCCCCGCTATCGTCATTAACCTCGTCTACCCTACCTACAAAGTAGTCGCTGACGTTAAACGCTTCTGCAGCAGTATCAATATTTGTACCATCGGTAGTTACCAATGGAACCTTGACTAACTGGCCTGGCAAATAGAAAATAGGCTTCGTGCCTGCTGAACCTACAGTTAGGTCAGCCTGATTTAAAATCCCTTGGATATTTCCTTCGGATTTATAATCAGTTTTCATTTGCAACCAGATTACATCACCCACATCATCTAATAAGCTAGAAGTTGGAGTTGCCTCCGTACTTGCTATTGCACCTTCAGAAGCACCCCATCCAGTTACGTAACCGTAACGTTTATGATAGGATGGTCTACGTTCAGTGAACTTAAACGATGGATCATCTGTGGGGTTTTTTGATACCATTGACACGAATCTAAAAAACGGATCCTGTGCAATGGCTAATTCAGAAACCTGGGCACCGAAGTTAAACTTCCGTCTGAGATCACCAGTATCTAAACTGGATCCTGCAGACGAAGGTGAATCAACATCGTCAATGCTCAGATTACTTAATTGAAATAAATCAGCCATGATTTACCCCCCTTTATTATTATTAAGAACTTCTCGTTTTAATGTACGCTATCCAAACATGCCATCAACACCGCTATCAAGATCCTTAAGTGCTTCAAGAATTTGATCGCCCTGTGATTTCTTCACTTCCCCAGCATTATTAGCACTGGCTTGTGATATTGGGATACTTCGCACATTCTTCATTTGCTTCAGGGTATCTTGCTTAGATGCATTTGCAACATTCTGCTGGACCTTATCACGGTTCACCAGGTAGAATGCATCATCTAAAGTCATACGATGCCCTTTGGCTTTTTCCTGAAATTCTCTGAATTCATCATTCGTCAGATTATGTCGTTCTTTGAAGTCTGCTTCAGCCTTTTGCATTTCACCTTTTACTCTAGACGCGTTAACACGCTGTCTTTCAGATTTAAGATGTTTCTGCATTCGCTGTTCGACTTGCTGATTGACCATATGATTCATGACTTTTGCAGAGTCTGATTCAGGATTGGTAACAGCTTCATGAGAGTCAAACACAAAGTCCTCATCTAATCTCAACTTTTCTTGAACTGTTTGGTCTGGCTTACCACCAGCTTCCAAGTATTCTCGAATATATGGTATTAGCTTAGGATCTTTCTGCATAACCTCTAACAAGGGTTTCAGTGGTTCGAGGTTCTTCACCTCGGCACTTAGCCTTTGTGCTTCTCGTGAGGAATCGCTGTACCGCTTTTCCCAGTTTTGATCTGGTTCTACTTTTGTTTCCTCTACGAGTTCTCCACCATTACCAGTTTCCGAGGGGTCCCCAACTTTTGTTGGAGGAGTTACCTGTTCTTTGTCAGTAGAGTTGCCTTGTGTTATTACACTATTGACATCACTTTCCAGTGAGTCAAAGAATGCATCAGTGGAGCTGGATGTTTCATCAGTAGTGCCTTCCATTACTGATTCCATATCAAGGTTGCCCTTTTGCGTTCTATCTTCTTTCATTTCTTACCTCTTAATTTACACCTGTTTATTGTTTGAAGTCAAGTTAGCCACCTGTTCCTTCAACTGCTTACGGAGTTGCTCACTTTCAGCTTTTTCAATTGCTTGCAAAACTTTCTGTTGAGAGTCTGTTTGCAGATAGCTCTTTTCTAATTTTGACTTTGTATCATTTATTTTTTTGTCAACTTCTGTTGCACCCTGTAAAATCTTAGATTTGATACCAGCTTGTACTAATTGACGCTGTAATGTTTCAATTGTACCGTCTTTATCTTTCACTTCTTCCTCCATAGAAGATACCTGATTTTGCATCTGTGATAACCTGCTCTTACGTTCAGAAATCTTCTCTTTATTCTTAATATCAGTTTCAGCTAACAACGCAATATCATCAATTACTCCTAGTTGTAACAATTCTTTTAATTCCTCTAGATATGCCCATCTATTTACAGGCATTGTAGAACCAGCTATAAGTCTTACATCAAATTGTGCTGATTCATAGTCCATATATTTACCTACAGCTTTACCCATATCATTATACATAGGTATATTTATTTCCACTTCCTTAGAATCTATCAATGCATTAGGTTGTACGATTCTGAATATTTTATGACCTGTATATGATGCTTGTGAATATTGCATCACTACTTTACCAGTTTGTCTTAATGCAGGTTCTAAGCAATTATTCAGCCAATATTTGATACGTCTAGTACCATATTCATCCATAGCGAGCATTCCACGATACGTTTCATGCTGTGCACCTGTATCTCCTTGCATAGCTGCATATATACCAGCTAAATATTCCATATCTTTCTTACCCTCATTAACAATGCCAAAAAATGCATTGGACAAAGGAGCTGGTATTACTGGCGTTGGTGCTTGGGCGCCAGGTCTGATTGGAAGTAGCGCTCCAGGAGAAGAAGAGTATTTCTCCCAATAGCCTGTATCAATAGCACCCTCTTCATGCATCCATCTCAGCGATGAGCCAAGAGATGCATTATGTACCATAAGTTGGTGTGCCTTATTCAATTCCCTCTGCTTCCCTATAAGTGGAGACACTGCACTCATTGGATATGGTGTACCAGTCCATTTATAATGGAAAGGTATGAGAGGATATTCAGATATTTTATCTGGTAGGAATTTTTGAGATATAGTCGTATCCCCGATAACAATAGTCTGTTGTATCTTATCATCAAAGAATTTAACAGCTTCAATAACCATTGCCTGAAATGTTTCATCCTTCTCAAGTATTTTATATTCCTTTTCATTTACAACTTTATTCTCTACCTTGGATGCTTCATTCTGCAGTTGAGACATTCTTTCCTGCTGTGCAGACTGGATCTGCTGTTGCATTAGTTTCTGCTCTTTCTCTATTTCAAGTTCCATACGCTCTGGCAACATATCGCCTTTTTCTACAGCTTCCTGCATTTGTACTTGTTTCTCCAAAAATTGCACTTGCATTTCCGCTGTAAGCTCTTGTATATATACCGCCACTTGTTGTTGGAGTTGTTGTAAGACGCTTTCATCTGGTAATACCCGATAGAATACATTCATATAGGGTAGTTTTACTTTTTCGTAGCATTCAAAATACTCCAATAGTTTTTCATCATCATCATTAGACTGTATAGAGTTACGCATATTAGTACCACCAGTTTGTGTAGTACCTGTTGAATCAACACCAGAGAAACTAGGTCCTTCAGTATGTCCTCCGCCTGCTCCTGAGATCACATCCTTATAACTAAAGTCATGAGTATCCTCATCATATGTTTTTGTAGAGAGATTCTTATCATGACCATATCTAGCGGATGAATTGTTTATTTTTCTAACTTGATCAGGAAACTTCTGCTTTAAATGGCCCTTAGGTAGGATCTTCCTTAACATAATATAGGCTGCATCTCTAAATAGTATATCACGAGACTTGGCATCTACAAATACATCAAATGGATCTGGCTGTTCAATTATAACCTCACCCATACCTCTATCTGCATGTGGGTCTACATTAATTATTAGATAACCTATAGACTTAGTAACTGCATCATTTATTGCATTACTAAGTAGTGAAGTACCATCAGAATTATACCAGATGTAATCAGCAATATCTGAGAATACTGATGCTACATCTATATCGCTACCTTCCGCCCCGATGGCCTGCCATCTAGGACGGTTAGCGGTAGCATAAAAGTTCAGCATCTCTACTACAGGTATGATCCTATTAATAGTGAAGGTAGGCATTCCCTGATCCTCGAGGGCCTGTGTCTCTTCAGCAGAAAGCTGGTTATCATTAGCAAAATCAGAACCTTTTTGGTTAATAAATTCCCATTGCTGTCTCAGACCACTCTCTGCAATCTCAAAGAGATGTAAGATGCGGTCTGCAGTTTTATCATTTCTTGCCATTATAAATCCTTAAGCTACTACCCATGATTTGGGTACTGGTCTCTTTTTATAGTAAAGTCCATCTTTATCTTGTTTGATATTGTTATCTGGATAGGCATGCTTGCATGCGTATGCTAATGCATCTATAGTATCATCATGAGCCATCCTTGGACCAAATGTGATAATCTCTCTATGTAAATCATAATGCTCCTTCCTAATATGTATCTGTCCTATTGCAAATCTTTGTGCCAAGATAGATTGTATTCTATCTCTTTTACTCTGTCTAGTCCCTGGCTTTTCTTCATTAAACTTTACTGTGAAATCATTCCTTCTCATCATTTCCGATTGGAGGGCTTGAAAGACTGGACGAGACATAGTAGTATCTTCAATGACGAATAGATTAGGGTGATAATCCTGATTAATTTGAAAAATATAGTCAACAATACCTTTCTTATCTTGTCCTTGTATACCGAGTACAGATAGAGACCGCTGACGCACATAATCCAAAACATAAATCCGATTAAGCTCATCAACGCCAATTGTAAGTAAAACTGAGTAGTCACTATCCCTCCTTGCTATATCAGTAGCAGTATCTACACCTGTAAATACTGTAATTGGTAGTATATCACCTGAATCTTTGATAACATAAGAAATACCATCACCCTCATTATAGAAGTAAGTCCCCTCCCAATATTTGATATGATCCCTATTAAATACTGAGTAATCCTCACTCTGTACCTCCATCATATACTCTTGATAGAACTTATGTGGCTGTCCTGAATCTGCATAGAATTTCTTCTTACGTTCCATTTCTTCTGCACCAAACCAGGAATCCCATAGGACTGCACCTGTCTCATCTTGGACCTTATGCATTAGAACATCCCAAGAAAAATCTTCCCCATTAGCTTTCGCTTTAGCCGAATTGACAATGAGATTGTTAATAAAAGAATCGTAATGCACAGGTGTGCCATTGACACGCAACCTACCAGTATGAGGCTCAAGAGCAGGAAAAACAACAGCTGTAATAAGATTAGCATTTTTCGCCCTAGCATCGGAAGTGATGGTATTGTTTTCATCTTCAAAATCATCAAGAACGACAAGGTCGTACCTTTTATGTAACTTCGCACCCCCTCGTATGCCTGATATATTCGACTTCGATATAAGTTTACATCCATTGTTTAACTCTATGTCTGTTTCTGTCCATTTCTTTCCCCTTAAATCTCCAAAATAATAGTGTATTTTTTCATTGATTTCAATATGAGATTTAATATAATCCATATTGCCAGTAGCTAATTTATTAGTAGCTGATATCCAACCATAAAAATAGGGCTCAGTTGTAGTATCAAAGCCCCAATCCTTTCGTACCCCTGCAAAGCAAAAGTCACGCATTATATCTGCTTTGGTCATGACTGTCTTTCCATGCCCTCTAGGCATAATAAATGCAGTCTGTCTAATAGACTTGTCATTAATCATATCAGCAATCTCATAATGAAAAGGTGGTGTCTCAGAACGCATGAAGTCATCTGGTAGAAATAATTTACCAAATGCAATCAGGTCCTTATAGGCAAGATGAAGAGCTTCCTCCTCCTTGGATACATTATGCATGTTAAGATTTACATTCTTAACGTAAGCCATTTCCACCTCTTCTACGTTT